GGGATAAGAGCATTGTTGTCGCCCTCCGTCAGTAACCGTTGCAGGGCAGGTTGGCTGGCGTCGTAGACACCACGCACTCGCAGCGCCTTAACCAACCCGTCAATGCGGTCGGAGAGGATGTCCAACTCCATCGCCTGATCTTGATAAAGGATGAAGTCAGGGACGGGAACCAGCGTGTCGCTTGTCGTCGTGGCGTACAGCGGCTTGGCGCAGGGGAAGAAACCCTCTAGCCCCAATGGGTCATCCCGCACATCAATCATCTGCGGCATACCCTTGCAGAACCAGTAGACCTTTAGCGTCTCCTTGTCCCAAAGTTCACAAATCTTCGCACGGTTATACGAACGCTTGGACTCGTTGTAAGCGTTAAGCGGTTCTGGGCCTTGGTCTAGCGGGATGTTCCGCGCCATTTCCTCGCCAAAACGCTCTGCGAGGGCTTCCTTGGTCATGTAGACCCAGCGCCATACCTGACTCACTTCTTCCCATGTGCGGGCCTGTGAGTGACCGAAATCACGCCAATGGACGTAATCCACCGGGGCGCGTTCGTAATCAACTTCCTCGGGGACTTCGGCAAGCTCGCCTGCCTCTACGTCCTCGGTGATCTGTAAGCCGTCATCCTCAATGCCTTGCGGTCGTACATGGGGTTCGTAGCGCACCCATGCAGTGCCGCGTCCACCGAGGAACCGATCTTCCACGCAGTAACGCATGGTGTTGCGGAAGTCGGGGTAATGCTCAATTTCAAAGTCGATGGCGCGTTCAAGAATCTGTGACGCCACGCGGCCAACTTGGTCGTTGTCACCAAATCGGCGGGAAATGTCAGCTTTCGGGAGTTTGGCGTAAACAGCAGGGATCAACGTCTGGACGTTTGACCAGAGGATGTTGAACTTGGCTGATTCGGTGAGCGTCTGACCACGAGTATCGTCGCGGTAACGCTTGATGATCTTCTTCGTGCGGGCTTGCCACTTGGCAAACTCGTTGTCGTAAGCGCCAATGACTCGGAGGTATTTATCTACCTCGGGGCTGACCATCTTTTCCATCAGTCTTTCCCTTTGTTACGGGCGCTAATCGCCTTGGCTTTGGCCTTGGCGTCCTCTTTGCTGCTCGCACCCCATGCGCGGAGGGCAAGCGCCAAGCGGGTTGGTTTACCGCTATCGTCCTTCATCGGGCCAGAGGTGCTGCCCATACGGGCAAGAAAACTGGCTCGACGCGGATTATCACCGCTTTTGACTGGCGGTTTAAGAGTCCCACCCGTCTCACGCTTGTACGAGGCACGGCCAGCAGCGTTTAGGCCACCTTTCGGGTTCTTGCCTTCTTTTCGCTGCCACGCTGCACTCATCGCTTCTTCTCGGGTTTGGCGGTCTTTGCAGACTCTCTAAACGCCGACGCGGTTGGTGCGCCCTTCTCACCGGGTTTACGCATCCGCTCGCCGGAGCCAGCCGCTATCCGTTCGCGTTTAGCGAGGATATTGGCGTACAGCCCCGCCTTTCGGCTCACGACCAGAACACCGTGCAGTCAACCGTGCCGCCGATAGTCACGACAAGGCTGGTGCTGAAATTAGCCGGGATCGTGTAGAACGTCGCGCCAGCCGGGGTAAAGGTGTTCACCACCGTACCCGCGCCATCGCTGACCTTGATGGTCGGGGTGTTTGAGGCTGAAGCCACGAAAATACCAAACATACCGCCCGTTCCCGTCTTTACGGTCGCCGTAGCGGTCAGATTGGTGTAGTTCTGGCTCTGTGTAACCGGGAGACTCATATTCTCGCCCTCCTGCTCACCGTGCGGTCATGCACTTGCCACATATCGTTGAGCGTAACTGTGTTCTCTGGGCCGACCATGAGCGGTTTAGGCTCCATATTGGCCGGGGACTTGTCACTTTGCTCCTGCCATGATACCGCAAGCATACGGAAAGCGTCAGCAGGATGCGATGTCCAATCGTGCCGTGGACTCTGCCGGTAGGCTTTCTTGTCCTCGTCGTACTCGCGTTGGTACTGCCGCAGCGCCTCTATGCCGTCATGGCACTTCTCGCCGTCAAAGTACACCCGAGGCAACATCAGGCGTACCGCTTGGATACCTGACTGCAAACCAATGTCAGGAACGACGGCGAGCTTCTTAACGTCGAGGGCGCTGGCTAACTGCTCCACGACGCTACGCCCGGTCTGTAGGCTCTTGGCTCTGGCGTCATGCGGTAGGTAGTGCTTGGCGTATTGGTATGGCTTCTTGGTCACTACGTCAGCGATGTAGTGAATGTCAGCGCCCGATACGGCAAAGAAGTCGATAACCCTGACCTCGCCACGTAGCACTTGGTAGAACCAGATGGCGGTGTCGTCTCGGTATCCCAAATCCCACGCCGTGTAGACGGGCAGGTTGGCGTCGTAGCTGATTTGCCCAATACGGCCTTGGTCTTGGGCTTGGCGCATTTCCGTGCCGTAAAAAGCTCCGAGGATCGCTGCTTCAAAGCTGCACTCGTACTCCTGTAGGTACTGATCCTCGGACAACTGCGCTTTAGCGGCGGCTAACTCTGACGCCGGGAGAAGCCCGCTGGATGAGGCGGGTAAGCGCAGCAGGAACCACTCGCTAGGGATTCGAGTGGCTGTATCGTAAATTTCCCAAAACTGATTGCGTCCCTTTGGCGTCCCCGCCATGACGCACCAACCGTTCTTGTCAGACAGGGCTGGCCGAATGATGTTCCCGAATACCGAGGGCTTAAAATCTCCATATTCGTCAAGGTAAATACCCGAGAATCCCAAGCCTCTGATCTGCCCATCCGCGTTGTCAGCCCCAAACAACCCGATCTTGACGCCGTTTAGCAGCGTTAGGGTCATTTGGACTTCGTTAGCTTCTTTTAGTACAGGCTGGGCGTAATACTTGAAGTAGTCCCAAGCAATGCGTCGTGCTTGGTTCATGTAGGGCGCGACGTAGCCAAATAGCCCGTTTGGCCCTTGGTACGTGATGGCTGCCCGGATGATGTCGTTTACGGCTGCAACTGTCTTACCGGCTCGGCGGTGAGCAACGATGCAAGCCCATCGCTTTGTGCGGTTGTGGAACGGCATGAACGCCTTACGTGGTTGGTAAGGCATTTCGATTTCCACTAGGTCGGCTCCTTCCAGCGGATCACCAACTCCTGTGGGCCGCCCTCATCGCCTGTCACCTCGGTTCTAGCGAGGTCAGGCAGGGTCTTGCGTAAGACTATCTCGGCTGCTTTAAGGGCCGCAGGGGACATCTCTAGCTCACCTAGGGCTGCTTGCTCTAGGCGGGAGAGGATCAACCCTGACTTGATGCGTTCTCGCCACTCGTTGGAAAGACGCGGTGTGTTTTTCCGTGCTGCCATGGCTTTGATTGTAAACGACTATTGGAGCATACCTGCAACAATCACTTACGTTTAGCAATACGCAAGGCTTCACGCTCATGCAGCAATTGGGCGGCATTTTCACTTGCTGCTGGCGTGGCGTATTTACCAAGGTGCTTGCCGGTGCGGCGGTAGTAATCTATTGCGTCACGCTCGGCCTGTTCAGCGGTTGGTGCAAGGCGGCCTTCCACCACGGTCGGAAGCAGCGTTTCTGCGCCGTCCATGTTGACGCCCATGCTGCGAACGGTGCTGATGCCACCCTCGCCCGGTATCTGGTTTTGGACTTGCGGCAAGGATTCAACGTCAATGTTGCGCCCTTCAACGACATATGGGACGCCCATTGCGCTACCCACTTCAATTTGGCGCAGCAGCAACTTGGCGAGTTTTTCCCGTGTGCTAGGCATTTACGACAAGTTCTCCAGCTTGTAGAGCGTAGCGGCGATTAGGCCGACGATCTCATCGTGGATATTGGTCAGGTCGGGGTCGTCAGGGAGTTCTTCCCGCATACCCTGTGCGAACTTCAGCAACCCCTTGACGTACGCCTTGGCGTCCTTCTGTACCTTGAAGTCGTCAATGTAGGCGTTAATCGGGATGATTCCGAAATGACCTTGGAAAGTCTCTGCATAACTGTCAACGAGGTCTAGGATGTCCTCGTAGTAATGCCCAAGTGCCTTGTGTTCGGCGTAAGACTTGGTGGACAGGTGCAGAAAGTGAGCCGCTGTGCTGCTATGCAGTAGGGCTGAAACGAAAATACCGGCCTGTTGGTGTTTCATGCTCAAACCTCGCGGCTACAGAGCGAGGGTAGCCATTTCTAGATTTTACCGCAACTGCTCGGGTTTGATGGCAGAAATGTACCGATCCATCATGTCCTTAACCGTTACTTCGGGGTCACGGGCAACGTAGAACTCACCCCTTGGCTCAAACACTTTGCGGAACGCTTCCTGACTCTGGGTGAGCTTGCCTTTCGGGGTTTTGATTTCGACCCAGCACACCCACGCCGTGCCGTCCGGTAAGTCTTTCGTGACGAGTTTATCGGGGACTTGACCCACTTGAGCGTAATCGTAGACCACGAAACCCGCTTTTCGTAAAGCGTCAGTAATCGGTGAGTCGTTGGCGTCTCGTCTGGCAGCGTGTCGCACTCTCTAGCCTCGTTGATGCAGCGGATAAGCCATATTTGCCACCAAACCCTATTGGCCTTTTTCAGCGGTGGTACGCGCACGTTTCAACCTCTCCACAGCCCTTTCACCCCATAACTGGCGTACTAACCCAATGGCATCCCGATCAGACAAGACAGCAGCAGGGCCAGCCTCTCGCACTAATTCAGCCACCCGGTCTTTGTTTACGTCTATTCCCCGAGCTAACTGTGCGTCGTAGAAGCGTAGCCGGTTCAGCGGGGATTGTCGTACCAGTTCATTCCACGTTGCTGAATTGGAGTGCAACTGGTGTTCTAGGTTATGACTGGGTTTAGCCTTTTCAGTAGTTACAGTCGGAGAGTAAGTGTATTCGTCACCCATGTATCACCTATAGACCCTGATGACTGATGGTGATTCCGCACGGAGTTTTAGACGGATTGCGCCTAACTCGGAGTCGTGCGGAATTGATGACTGACGGAGCCATCCGCTGTCGGCTACTTTTCACAGGTTTCCCTGTTGCCATTTGCGCTTCCCGACGATACGCCGCGCACCTACAGGCTGGCCGCCCCGGTGTAGGTTTAAGGTCACTCTGCGCGTTGTTTCCCCGTCCAGAGTTCCCGAGCGACGAGGTAAAGGCTTGTTGACAACTACGGCCCCCCGCAGTTATCTTGGCTTTACCTCGACAAGCATCCCGAGAGTAAGGCCGAACCCCCGGCTGCGTCAAGCCCCCGAAAGGGGGTTTGTCGTTTCTGCGTTCCGTAACGCGCATTAGCGCCCCTGCGGGGGCTTAACCTGCCCAGCCTTCAGCTGCCATGCCCGAGCAGCCGGGATCGCCCCAGCCTTGACCCATTGGCTGACAGCCCCTTTCGTAACGCCAAAGGCTTCCGCTAACGCCTGCTGGCTACCGTATCGTTTGATGAGCTTCTGTATGTCCATGCCGCCAGTTTAGCTCGTTTAACTTTTTTTCGTCTAGGGGGGTTGACATGGCTGTTTAGGTTGCTAAACTGTGAACCGTTGACAAACACAACACAGGAGCAATAGAGATGTTCAAGGATAAATACAGCGCCCTCGGCGACTTCTACGCCCTTGGCAACAAGTTCCAAGTTGACGTTGAGTATTCGCAGGACATGGATAACTCCGTGTTCGTCGAAAAAGCCACCATCGTTGGCATCTACTTGGACAACGATAAGTACGCCACCGCACTTAATCACGACATCAAGCTAGACCTTTGCGATCTGACCGAGGGCGAGGAATTCGCGCTCAACGAGATTGCGAGCCTTGATGCGCTGCGTAACGGGGGTTGGGAATGAAATCTCCTTGGCCGCAATTTATTGCCATCGCCATTTTGTTTCTAATCGCTGCCGCCTGTGACCCGTGTGGTGACGGCGGTTGCACCGCAGCCGAGGAGCGAGCCAGCCATGCACGATGATGACCTGACTTGGTGGCATCACCAAGACGAACTGATGCAGCAGCTTGAAGAACAAGAACGCATAGACGCCTGTAACCGGGCATTGGATGAACTGAAAGGAGAAGAAGATGCAGAGTGACAGTATTGGCGCATTGGCCGCCGCGTTAAGCAAAGCCCAAGCCGACATCACGGGTGCGCTGAAAGACAGCAGCAACCCGTTCTTCAAGTCCAAGTACGCCGATCTAGCGTCGTGCTGGGATGCCTGCCGTAAGCAGTTAGCCGCTAACAACCTTGCGGTGATCCAGACTGTTTACGTCCATTGGGAACGTGACGAGACGGTGCTGGCGACCACGCTGGCGCACAGCAGCGGGGAGTGGATACGCAGCGACCTGCCTATTCGCGCCAAAGACACCAGCCCACAGGCACAGGGCAGCGCCATTACCTACGCCCGTCGCTATGCCCTTGCCGCTATCGTGGGGCTGGCGCAGATTGACGACGATGCGGAGGCTGCACAGGGCCGTGCGTTTACGAACGATCCGCGTGGCGATATGGGCAAGAACGTCGATACGACCAAGCGTGACCAGTTTGTAGCGCAGTTCCGTGCTGCGTTTGATCTGGATGCCGAGGAGAAAGACATTGCGCTCGCGGTGCTGGCAATCCACGAAACGCTCAACCCCGACCATGACCTGTACATCGCCGTTGCAGATGTTATGACGGCGAAAGAACGATCAGCCATCAAGAAATACATTCAAATCGCAAAGGAAAAAAACCGTGGATAAATTTGACCCGAATATGCGTGGTGTCCTGTTCAAGAACGACAAGCAAGGGAATGAGCGCAGACCTGACTTTCGTGGATCGTGCGTGATCAACAACGTGGATTTCAACGTGTCAGGCTGGAAGAAGGTTAGCCAAAAGACGGGTGACGCGTACTTGTCGCTTAAGTTTGAGGCCAAGGGCGAGGGCAAGCTGTCTCGCACCGGCGAACCGCAGCGTCAACCGACCAGGAAGCCCCAAGTGACGGAGGCTAATTGGGACGATTTGGATACGCCGTTTTAATGAAACGCATATTTCCTGCCAATACGCCGCCTGACCAAATATCCACTTCGGTGTTACGCATGGTCAGCAGTCTGCCGAACAAACCGATTAGCGTAACTGTGGAGTTATGGAAAAAGCCCCGCAGCAACCAACAAAATCGGTTTTTGTTTGGGGTGTGTTATGCCCAGATATTGGAGTCAGGCGGCGAGACATTGGCAGGGTGGACGAAAGACGATTTGCATTCTTACTTTTTAGGCGAATACGGCGGTGTTGAGCGTATTCAAGGCTTTGGGATAACGATAAACCGCCCGATTCTCCATTCTTCCAAAATGAGCGTGACCGAATTTCGTGATTATTTGGACTGGTTATCGGCCAAATGCGCGGAATTAGGCATCGTAATACCAGAACCCAGCTATGAGGGCTGACATGACACAGACAGAAATGTTCCCGCCGTTCCAATCGCACAGCGTTACATCAATAGACGCTGCCATTGCCATTGAGCCTCGCGTCGCATCTTTGCGTGATCAAGTGTATGCGTTTATTGCTAAATGCGGTGCGGAAGGGGCAACGGATGACGAAATACAAGCAGCGTTGCAGATTAACCCTAGCACTCAACGGCCACGCCGTATTGAGCTTGCCAACAAGGGCAAAATCAAACGCACAGAAACAACACGCAAAACCCGATCAGGTCGCTCTGCCGTCGTGTGGGTTGTTCGATGACCTTACGCAAAGAAGCCCGAGGGCGTGGCTGCACGGTGCGTATACCGAGCGTCTGTAACTTCAACAGCGAAACGGTCGTGCTGGCGCATATCCGCGTGGCTGGCGTGTCAGGCATGGGGCTGAAGTCACCCGATCTGCTTGGTGCGTGGGCGTGTAGCAACTGCCACGACGAAATCGACGGCAGAACGCACACCAGCGGGCTGTCACGCGATGAGCTACGCCTAGCGCACTACGACGGCATGGCTCGCACCATCATGCAATTACACAAAGAGGGGCTGGTATGACCCGCGACGACATTATCCGCATGGCGAGAAAGGCCGATCTGCATGAGCGCAATAAGGTTGTCGGTGGATACATTGTAAATATCCCAAACCTAGAAAACCTTGAACGCTTCGCCGCCCTTGTTGCCGCCGCCGAGCGTGAGGCGTGTGCGAAGTTAGCGGGGCCACATTTGAACGGTGAGATTGCCGCCGCGATTCGGGCGAGGGGTGAGACATGAATTTTTGGGCTGATACGCCATACATCACGGCTTACGTGCGTAACGAGTTCCTGCACGACCATGAGAAAGGCAAAGGCGAGTTCACCTTATGCACCGTGTTTGGCTTTCGCGCTGAACCTATGCGCGTCCCCATGTTTCAAATCATGTTGGAGTCAGGCGCACAATGGGCGCGTATCCCGATCCACGCGCTGTGCAGTAAGCCCTGCCCCGAAATGGCGCTACAGTTGGCGGTATGGTGGGATAGCTTTAGCCGCAACTGTCAGGTCAAAGAGGTGGCGTTCCTGCGTAACCACCGGGTTAAGGCCATAGGCCGTGACGGGGTGCAGCGACCGGGAACGTACCTGATGACCGTATTCTGGTGTGATGGCGGGTGGAGCGAGATACCCGACCAGAGCAAAGACCACCACATCATCGCTTTAGACTCGGGGCAATGGATTGCCTACCCTAACAACAGGTTGTTATGGGCTGACCCGAGTTGGATCAGGGGGGAAGTGCCGAGGGATTGGCGCTCCCCCTCTGATAACTACAGCGTGGAGGCATTACCGTGAAACGGCTTATAAAGGCTTTATGGCGGTTCTGGCAGCAACGTAGCGCCGAGGCTAACCGAGAGTGGGCAAACGTCCCTAATCCCGAGTGGCGGGCATCTAGGGGCGGAAGGGACTACTTTTGATAGATAACGAATCCCCACCGGGGGCGTGGCGCGACGAGATGGCGCGGATGCCGTGGAAATACAGCCAGCAGGTCAAGGTAGAGCAGGCGCTGGCAGCGGTGCGGCAAGCAGGGTTGATTGTAGAGGCGACCGTGTTGGCGCTAGAAATTAAAACAATCCAAGACGAGTTAAAAACATTGCGCGCTCGTCCTGACGGCGCTTAACCAGTCCCGGTAGCACCCGTCCTGCCGCCTTTGTCCACATCAGGAAGGCGTCAGCAGCGCCCTCTATGTCCCCTCGGTTGTAGCGCATCCGTATGCTGCTGCGCTG